CTTCCGATCTCCTGCTCATGTCGTACTCATTGGGATAATGCCGTAAGCAATATCTTGCACTGTCTTTGATTGCTTTGGGAACTCGAGGAGTAGTTAGAATCTCAAGTAAAAACTTTTGAGTCTGTATTACTGCTCGATATCTTTCATCAGGTAGCGTCATTATGTAATTGTGCTTCCAAGTCATCTAGTTTGCTAATGGCAGATTCATCAAATTCCACCTCTTCATCTAATTGTACACTAGTTGTACCCACTTCTTCAAATAATTCGGAGAACAAAGTACTGGCATTAACAGTTTTCTTACCAGTAGCACCGCGTGTACCAGGAATAGCTTGCCAAAATTTATCGTAATAATCGATAATGGCCATAGCTGTGTCTCTGTCAGGCGCACTAAAGATTGCATCCACTACATCTTTAAATTTATTTGAGCCAGGGCTGTAGTCTGTATAAGGCTTGGGGATAGCTGTGGTGGCATCCAACATGGCAGGACACAGGCCAGCATCGTATTGGCGATTGGCTTCTTGTACACTATTCAAATGTAACCAAACATTATGGCCCATCATGATTGCGTAGGTGAAACTGTCCCAACTGGTTTTGCCTTCTTTTCCTATTTTATTTAGGTCGCCTGGGCCATATATACAGATATCTTTGACTTGGACACCATCCATTAATGGACTAGTAGTAAATGATTTAAAGTGTTTGTCTTGTACAACTACGTCTTGAAACAACCTAGTGTCTTTGGCATACTTTTTATTATCCAAACTAGGCAACATACGATATAACCATTTTTCTCTATCTACAATTTCTGTTTGTACATAAATCTGTCCGTTGGCAGTGGCAAGGAACGGACTTGCACAATCAAAGCTGATTGTAAAATCTGGATTATGATGTTTACGAATAGCACGTTGAATGTCCGTTAACAGTAATGCCCATTCCAATTTGCTTGTGCCTAAAAAGTGCATCCAGTCTTGATGCCCTTGTTCTAACAATCCATCAAATTTCAATGCCACTAATCTGCGCAGTACTAAGTCTACGTCACACATGTTTTGTCCGCCCATTGCCCAACCGTTGAATGGTCTGTCATACTTTTTTGGATCACAAAAATCTTTCATTTGTTGATACCAATCTTCTGCTTGGCCATGATTTTCGCCTTGCAGTACATTTAAAAACTTGCAAGCGCCTGTGCGATGTTTGATAAAATATTCGTTATTGTACTTGGTTGCAGCAACTGCTTGCGGATAACTAGCAACACCACTATTCTTAGCACCAACCGGACTACGTCCAACCCATGCTGGAATATCCAGCACCATGCCGTAATCCATTAATGCGTCCATCCAAGTCAGCACCTGTTCACGCTTCTTTTGTGCCGCATCTAACTTTGACTGATACAATTTAACATGATCAATCTTGGTCATTTTAGGATTGCCGTTCTTATCCAGCTTGGGATTACCAGTGGCATCCAGTTGTGTCACTAGTTCAATGCCTCGAGCAACTGCTTCGGCCATGCGTTGTGCAACTACTGGGCCAGTTGGATCATTCCATTCACCTTCCCACACACCTTTACCAATTTGGAATCCGCCTGAATCACCCAATACCCAACTGGTGCTACGATCTCTATTACGAAACATATCTTCACTGGGATCTGGTTTAGTCAAATCCAAGTTGGCATGACCTGCTGAATACAAACAATGATCAAAGTAAAATGCCGCATTGGGATTCAAATAATTCATTGCTTCGATACCCATGGGTCCAAAGCTCGCAGGTATACGAGCAGGATCCACATAGTTACTGTAGCGTTGTTTACCTATATATGTACTATAAAAACCAGATGTTGCTGGTAAAAAGTACGCATAATCGAGTTGTGCAGCAGTGAGATTTTTATTCATTACTTAGACTGTGCTGGAAGAATGTAGTCGTATGTGGCCAACCCACTGTCTACAGTGATGTTTAATGCACCTGCATCTGCAATACGAACTGTCTTGTCACCGGCCAAGTTTAAAATACTTTGCACTTGGCTAACAGGCCATGACCATGTTTGACGTAACTTGCCAGTAACTCCGCTTTGAAACACAAACGAACCTGCGTGTGTACTTGCATCGCCGAAACTAACAACCAAGTTGCCATTGTCTGTGCTAACTTTAAAAGTTTGTTCTTCTGTGTGAGCATTTGCTTGAAACTTCAAACGTTGAATACTAGCCATGGTCGGCTCGAACTCAATGTCCCACTTGGCACCTTTGAACTTGACAGTTTTCAACATGTCGTTGATAACGTTTTCATTCATAAAGCGATAGTCGTTTTCAAAGTCGCCTGCACCGTTTTGAAAGTGCAAGCCTGTTGGAATGTCTTCGCCATTGCGTTGTTGTCTAACAACTTTGATAGTGAAGTTTTCTTTGTACTCTGGGCACTTGAGGTGTGTGTCCAACTTGTTCAAGTTAGGCATACCAAATGTACCATCCAAGTTCTCCACCGGATCTTTTGTTTTGGCATTAAGGATAACGCTACGGTCTTCGGCCATTGACTCAATCACAGTTTCTTTATCACTGGATGTGATCTTGACCAAAGGTAAAATACCCAGGCTGTGTGTATGAGCTACTAGGTCTTGTAAAAAATCTTTCATATTAATCTCCATGTTTGTTTATTATATAGGTTTTTGTGACTATGTCAATATATTTTCTCTTCAAAACTCGAACAAGCTATTGAAGGTATTCTTTTCTTCTGTACTGCCGATATCCCATTTTAGTACACCAATCAAGTGGTCTAACTTTTTATCAATAACAGTAGCTTCCATTTCAGCGTGTTCGAATGGCAAGTCTTTGAACCATTGTGGCAACCGCAATTCGTCCACAGGATATGCAACACTGGTAAAGCCCATGGGATTCTGTTTGAGTTTGCAAACAATAACTTTGGCCCCGTCTGTGATGTTGGCACTGTACTTGTCTCCATACATGCGTTTCAGTGTGTTCCAGTTGATACTGGCTCGAACATGCCCTGGCATATTGGCCTTGCCAGCCTTGGCTTCCTTGGCTTGATAATCCGTAATGTTGTTGGCACGTTTTGGACTACCTTTCTCCCACCCTGGCCTTGCTTTGAATCTAATACGGAATTCACTAATATGATCCAATACTAGGTTTTCATCAGCACCTGTTAGAACCATTTCAAGCACATCGCTCAAAAAGTTTTGAATAAATTCCGGAGTGTCACTGCGCTTTAGATCCAGACCCATGGCCTTGATTTTGCCAGGTTTGCCGTCTATGTCAGCACGTTTGCCTTCTTTGTCGTAATACAACACAGCATAACGTTTCTTGGTAATGAACAGGCCCTTGATTGCAACTATCTCTCGTCCTGCTTTGATAACTTCACCGCGGGATTTGGGACAATGGAAATAATCCAACATGAACTGTGGGAATGTGCTGTTAACTTCTTCCCCAATTTGATCATAAAGTTGAATGATGTTTTCTTTGCTCCACGGAATCAATCCCGCTTCGATATCCTTCTGTAAAGTGCGAAAAGCACTAAAATAACAACTATCAGTGTCACCATATATAATAGCCTTTCCTCTATAATCATATTCGCCAGTTACAATTTCATTGACTTTGCTAGCCATGTGCTTGACAATTTGACGACCCGTTAGTGTGGTACTTTGTCCAATGCGCTTGTCAAAAAATCTACAACCGCTGTTGAGAATAGCACCATACAAACTGTTAAGATTAATTTTCTTAACCAGCTGTCGTTTGTCCCAGTATTCCTCTTCGACTTTGTTACCAGCTTTGATTGCATCTTTTAATTTGGCCTGCATCTCTTTACGTTCACTGTACCAACGTTTTAGCAAGCCAGGAATGATACCTTCTTTTTCATAAGTGAAGATAGTGCCATTGGCACTCAGCATCCACGGCTGATTACTTTCATAAATTAGCCTATATACCTCTGCTGCCGATAGCACATCATTGCCACCATTTTCCCAGTCAATGGTGATGTCTGTACCGATTTCTTGAGCCATTACTGCTTCATATTCCAAACTACCAAACACGCCTTCCCATGCAGCCGCGAATGATTTACCTTTGGCCATCTGTGTTTCAATGTATTCTTCAGTCAGTGTTTGACGCAACTGCCCAACAATAGTTTCTGGCCCCATGTTCAGCGCACGAATTGCTGACGGATATAGACTGTTAATATCCAATGATCCAATCCAATCATGAATACCTTCTTTGGGATAAGCCACATACGCACCTGCAGCCGCAGTATTTTCTTCACGATCACTCATCTTGACACGATTGGGGACTTGAAATCCTCTACGATGTGCTTCGTTAATAATAGCCTGTTCAGTCACGGCCACAGCACCCATTGTGGTTTGCAACAACACAGTATTTTCATGTGCCAGGGTGTTGGCAAGATCCATAAATTTCAACTTCTTGTCAAGATCATCCAGCAGTTTACAGTCATTGATGTTGTATTCAACAAACGTTTTAAAGTCATTGTTATATAATTGGTCGAGCGTGCCTTCATATTGTGTTTTACGTTGACCTAACTCATATTCCGCAATAGCGTCAAGTCTATAACTGTGGCGTTCTTCATACGTATACTTACGGTACAGCTCGAGATAGTCCAAGTGAACGCGACCAATGTAGTCATAGGTTACACTATCACGACCAAACTTTTCATATTCTCTACGTTTAGGCAACTGATTAAACAAACAAAATCGTCTTGTGTCATCTTTGCTAAGAACTTTTGTAACTCTATTTGTTGTATACGGTACGTCAAATCCTTCGCTGTTCCAACCACTGATAACATCAGCGTCTTTAAGCAGATCCAAAAACATGTCCAACAAGTCTGCTTCTTTATCAAACAAATATGTGTTGGGGAAATCTTTGACCATTTCCTTGGCATCTTCCATCTTGAGACCCTTGGGCGGAATAGCCAAACATATCATAGTTTCCATCCATTGCAGGTAGATAGCAATAGCAGTGATTGGCATGAATGCATCGTCTGGTGATGCATAGCCACGTTCTGGATCAAAGTCTACCTCAATATCGAAAAATGCCACATTTAATTTCGGAGCATCTTGGTTGAGATAGTGTTCGCTTAGTGTTACAAAGATCGGATTAATGTCCGATTCAAACAGTTCCTTGCCACTGTTAATGGCCTGTTCCTTGCGTAATTCTTTTGTGTTTTTACAAACGATACGTGTGACTGGGTCACCGTAGATTGATTGAAATTTGCCTCTTGGGTCTTTGACATAGAACGTGTGTTTGACAGGTATGTCACGGAACTCACGCTCGCCTTTCTTGTTACGTTCGACCACTTTAACGATATCGTTCTCGCGGTCAAACCATGCATCTACATAGCTCATACTTACTCTCCTATTGTCATTTGAGGCTGACAAATACCTTTATGCGGTTTTATGGCCCGCCGACCCTCTTAATAATACTTATTAGATACGCTTGGTGATATCCAAAATTGCTTCAATTTCTGCCCAATCTTCATTGTGAGCTGACCAGTCACCTTTGTGTGCAATTTTGATTGCACGATTAATAATGCTGGGTTTTACCTGTAGTTCTTCTGCCACTGCCTTGACTGTTTCTTTCAAGCCTACTGATAAGTCTTCAATTTCACGTAGTACTGTACTACCTTCCGAAATTAAACGCTCTAGTTTTGCCTTTTCTTCTGCACCGTATGATCGACCTGACATTGATATCTCCTTAACTATATGCCTATTATATACTAATTATCTTGTGAACACAACCTTTAGAGGTGGAAATGGCAGAAATTAATCTGCCATTTATTGATTAACCGCGGGCTATTTTCAACCAGCGAGCCAATTCGTCATCACTTTCTTTAACTTGTCCTTTGTTGTCAATAGTTGTACCTGCTGGAACTTTTGGAACAGTTATAGTTTGACTTGGAGTTGATGTGGTGCCTGCTGGACTTGCAGCTTGGCCTGAAGTTGCAGGTTTAGCACTTGCCACTGATTGAGTAACTTTTTGTATTGCAGCGTTGGCTGGAGCAATGTGGCCTAGCAATCCTTCGTCTTCTGTTGCACCCACACCTTGTATGATCTTTTGCATTTTTGCAATGATTTCTTTTTGTTCCGGAGTCAATTCACTAGGAGCTGTTGGCATTGATCCTTGACCGCTACCACCGCTTGCTGGTGTATCAGTGCCAGTTGTTGTGCTACCGCTGCCGCCGCCTTCTTCGCCACCGGCCGGAGCTTCATCACTGCCCAATGCTGCCATTGTTCCGGCACCTATTGCAGCAGCACCGCCCAACCCTAGAGCCAATGCCTTTTTAGGATTAGCTTTGACCCACCCTGATAATCTACCTGATTGTTTAGCGGCCTGAGCTTCAGCAGATGCAGCAGCTTTTTCGGCAGCACTTAGTTCCTTGCCAACCACACCTGCAGCATCATCTGCGGTTTTGCCAACCACACCTGCAGCATCATCACTGCCTTTGACCATTGCGTTCATTGTGCCGCCCAATTCCTTACTTGCAGCTCTGCCGGCATCCACTGCATTATCTGCGGCTCGTTGTGCCGCCGCTGCCGCAACACTACCGCCACCTAGTTCTCCAGGTTTTGAGATTGCATTACCAGCAAGGTCTCTAGTTACAGTAGGTGCACCTGGTAAATCAGCTTTTTCCGCATTAGGGTTGTTGGGTCGTCTTGTGTAAACAGTATTAGTAGTGGCCGCTGGCGGCTTTGTAGCAACTTGTGCTGCTTTCTGTTCACCTCTGCCAAAAAGTCGCCCAGCGGCACCTTTAATAGCGTCAACGCCCTTGCCAAAATATTTTGCGCCGTAATCAAATTCCGCTAAAAATGCTGGATCCCACTGAATATTTTCAAGTAATTCGTCGTCTGTAATCAATACACCGTTGTCATCAATAACAGTATTGTCAGGTCTTAACCACACACGATACACTGTATCTTCTTCCAAACTCCATTGGCCACTTTCAATCATGGCTAATTTTTGCTGAATTGATTTGATATCTTCTGCAACTGTGGTTGCACGACTTTCTGCAATTCCTGCTTTGGCCATTGTGGCTGGATCTGCTTTGCCTGTAACCGGCAGTCCTTGAGCTTTCTGGTAAGCCATTATAGACTTTGCAGTATTTGGACCCATCTTGCCGTCAATTTGAGCACCAACCAACCCAATTGCCTGTTGTAATGCTCCAATGCGTTTATCTCCGCCGGTTCCAACAAACGTATTGAGATCGGATTTTTGTTTAACTACGTCAACAGCCTTTTGAGCAGCAAGGTTGGCACCCACGACTCCTGCTATTTTTGCACCAGTAGCTACTCCAGCACCTGCCCCTACGGCTCTAGCACCCTTAGCAGCCAACGCACCTACAGCACCTCCAGGAATTGGAACAGCCAGTGCCCCTGCTACATTACCTGCACCGTATAACCATGGACTACGTGTCTCTGCTTCTTTGCTTGCAGCGGCTTGTTTGGCCAATTCGTCTTTGTATGATCCAGAACCAAATGCACTCTTAACACCGGCAGTAATGTTGTCGCCAGTTCCTAGTGTAACTCCATTCCAAGCGCCGCGACCAAAGTCTCCGGCATCCTTGCTAAACTGACTCATGCTGTATTCGTCTAATTCTGTATCTTCAAATTCGTAACCAAAACTTTCAGTCAGTGTTTGAGCAATGCTTGAATTGTATTCTACACCTTCTTTCTGAAAAGCATTAACTCCTAGGCCGCCAACGGCGCCGCCAGCTAATCCTGCTAGTCCTTGTCCGACACCTTTGAATCCAGCCCTCTTGGCCATTTGTTGTCCAGCCAATGCGCCTGCGGCAATACCAGCACCAACGCCAACTTTTTGCCCCAGTGTTTTTTCTTTGTCTTTAACTGGAGTTACTGGAGTTACTGGACTAGGCATTGGTGCCTGACCGTTCAATGTTGCTAACAATTGATCTCTCAGTTTGTCTAACTCTTTCATGTTGGCATCTGTTGGATCTTGCCCTGGATCTGCTGGCTTGTCAGCCGGTTTGTTGGGAGTTGGAGCAGGTGTTGGTGCAACTGGTTTGTCTAGGTCTGCTAGTTGTTGCAGACTAACCGCAGCTACTTCTGTTGAACCAAACAAAGTTTTTTGAGCAACTGGGACAACCTTTATTCCTAATGTGTTTAAGGCATTTTTAAACTCTGCATCAACAAAGTTGGTTCCTTTGTTGTACATGTCCATACTCATAGTACGGCCACTTTGAGTACCATCTATATGGCCCTCACCACCACCAGACTGTACGCCGACCCAATAAATCTTGCCGTCCTCTTTTCCAATAACAGTCATGCCTGACGGTACATTCCATTTACTTACTATTCTGCTTTTAACTAATTTAATAGCAGCAGCCCTAGCCTCTTTTGCGGCATCATCTGCTTTAAATTTATCATACTGTGCTCTAGCATCGTCGGCTTCTGCAATAGTATCTAATTTTGTCATTAGGTCACGTATATTCATTTCATTCTTCCTGATTATTTTATAGAACACTTGGGAACTGTTTTGCCGTCCTTGGTTTGCATTCCTGTTTGTACTTGACCTGTGCGGCAAGTACTGGTTTTCTTTTTTGGTTTGATTGCTTTGGGCGCAGGTGCTGTCTCGCCTATGTGTTTGGATATGTTGTGAACTCTACGTCCGCCGCCCTTGCGTATTTTAGCAAGTTCTTCAATGCCATGACGAATTTGTTCAATGTTCATGGCCAGTTCTGGAAAGCGGTTAGCAATACTTTCCCATACTACTAGTTCGTTACTTTCTGCAGCTTCTGTTAATTCTCTAAGTTGTCCACGTGCTCTCATGATACGTGCTTCAATGCTGGCGGGATTTACTCCCTTGTGACTGTGAATAGTACTGGCAGATGGATTCTCTTTGTCAAAGTCCAACGGCGCTTCGTCGACCACATAGTTGCCCATGCCTGGTCCTGCACCGCCAGTAAACCCCATGCTGTGGCCGGGGATTTCGTGTTCTTTGATTTTCTTTTTCTTTTTGGCAATGGCAATAGCAGCCTGTTGCGCAGGATTAGCCGCTTCTTTCATTAACACACGCTGGGCAATAGTCTGAGCGTATTGATTAATCAAACTGCGTTTTTGAGTTTTTACTTCTGATAACTCTTGTTCCACTTCATGAAAGTATTTTCCAATCAACGATGTTTTGTGTGCCACTGTAGGAGCAGGAGTTTCTTGCTGATAGTGTTGCATGGCCATTTGCACAGGCAATGAAACTTTGTGTGGATTACTGGCTTCCGTCAACACTTGTGTGTTTGTATTTTTATCTACAATAGATAAAAATTTAGCCATGTCATTGGCGCCCACCACAGGGTTAGTAGAAACACTATCCATCGCCTGTAGTATGCGCTTCATGTCCATAGGTATTAACCCAACAGTTTCTTTGTCAATGCACGGATACTTGCAACATCACCTGATTCAACCAATGACTGTTTTTCATTTTGATTCAAACGGCCTGTCAGTTCACGTAAACGACTAACTTCTGAAGACTCTTTGACTGGATATGTTTTACCATCTACCTTGAATGAATCTTTGTGTTGAGCTTTGGCCTTGGCCAATTCGCCGCTGAACTCGTTGCCTTCGTCGGCCATTTGATCCTGACCTTCTTTGGTTTTCTTTTCAACAGCTTTCTTTTCTGCCATGTAAGCTGTGGTTTCTTTGATGTTCTTCCACATCTCAGCAGCACTCTCATCGTACTTGTTGTACTTGGCTTTGATAAGCTCTAGGCTCTTGCCTTCCTTGCCAGCTTTGGCCAGTGCGGCCATGCCTTCTTTGCCGTACTTTTCATGACCCTTGGCCGCACGACTCATAGTTTTTGCAGCTTCTTTAACTGTCTTGCCACCCTTTTCGTCTTTGCCAAGACGTCCAGCAATGACATCACCGCGTGTTACTTTGTCGTATGGCTTGGCATTGTTGGCCAAATTGCCGTCGCCTTTTTTCTTGGCTTCGTAAACACCTTCGCCAACATCTTTTTCTTTGTCACGGTTGTCAAACTTCTCGCCGTCTTTCATGCCCCATGTCTTGGCACTCTTTGGACTTTGCTTTTGTGCAGGAGCTTTTTCTTTCTTCTCAGCAGCTGATTGTGCTTTGGCGTGGCTCTTGACACCTTTACCTGACTTGGCATTGGAAGCAATTTCGTCACCCTCATCTTTGTAGCTGGTATTCTTATGCTTGACACCAGTACTGGTCTTTTCTAATTCGCCAGTGCGAGTTTTCTTCTTCTCACCAACTTTCATTTCTTTTGGCTCGCTATCTCCAAAGCCTTCTTCCATTTCTTCGTCGTCTGGAATGCCATTTTTGTTAGCATCAATGCGTTTGTGAGCAGCTTTGGTGGCCTTGACTATAGTGTTGTATTTGCGTACTTTTTCTTTGGTTGCTTCTGGAACTGCACGACCTGGAACGTTTACCATGCCAGTGCCACCGCACTCCACACATTCCTGTTCACCGCCGCTTAGAATACCTTCTTCGATTTTCTTTTCTTTGACTTTTTCTGCGTGAGCTTTCTTGAGTTCTTTGACTTTGCTTTTGGCTTCCATCAACCAGCCTTTGATGGCCTGTCTCTTGCTCTCACTCATTGGCTCAGCATCAAGGCGATCGCCGTATTCACCAATCTTCTTTTCATAAGCTAGATAGTGATAAACACTGGCAATGTTGGTAGCAGCAATGGTAATTTTGCTTTGCACCCATGCTTCCAATTGTTCATCGTCGGCAATGTGTTCTTGCAAATTGCTAGCATAGTTGGCTAATTTCATTAGCTCTTGCTTGGCCATTGCGCCTTCTTGGTCGACCATGCCCATTTCTGGCCCTTCGTCGCCCATTTCTTGATCCATTTCTGAATCCATATCTTGACCCATTTCTGGATCCATGTTGTCTAATTCTGCTGGCATGAGTATACTCCGTTGTCTTTATATATTTATCGTTTGACGCTTCCGCCCGTCAATAGATTTGCATTCATATCTAAGGCGTTTTTTGCTGTACCATCTTTGTTTTTAGGTTGTTTAGGGGGTTTATTTTTATAAACTGCACCTACTCCTACGTTAGCTGCACTGGTAGCACCTGCTGTTGCTGTTTCTTTAATACCAGCACCGTTTGCTTTCTGTACAGCTTGATAAAATGCTTTTGCTTGTTCTTCGGTAGGATTCTTATACATCTGACTTAATAAATTGTGCGCATCATTTAAATGAGCTACAGCAGGATTTCCGGCACCTGCACTTGCTATACGCTGATTAATTTGATCTTGTATTTTAGCAATCGTTTGTGAATCTTTTCCTATCGTATTTAGAAAACCAGGCAGTTTTGCCATAACAGCATTAGCTATACCTTCATTAGTTGGTTCAGCGCCAGTCAAATGCACTGTCCACTTTTTACCAGAACTTGCTGATTTCTTCTCAGCCCAGTCTTTCATATGACGTAGATATTTCCACTCTTCTGCGCTGTCAGCATAGCCTTTGCCTGGAACAACCTTCCAAGTTTTACCATTGATAGCAATGGCAATGTTATTGGTTTCGTGTGCCAGCTCTTGTCCCAGTCCGCGATGGTCATGTTCACGACCAAAACCTGTGCGATTGTCATCGTAGCGTCTGCCTTCTGCTACATTTTGTTCTAATTCGTGAATTTTCATATTTTTTTCTCTCCAGTCATATAAGGCAAACTGAACCATAGTTTGAACCACTCCGGAGTTCCTGGTTGTATGTTTTGCTCTCTTTGTATTCGGCCAGTTTCGCTGCCAGTGACGCTGATGTTGCTGCCTTGGTTTGCACGGTATTCGTGTAGTCTAGCTTCACCACCTAACCCGCCCATGCCTGACAAAATCTTTAATTCTTGTACAGGATCTGCGGGATCAAGATAGCAGTCATCTGCACTGTCTTGATTCAAATCTTGCGTGGTAATTCTATACTGTTTCATTTCAAACTTGATCTCAACATCCAGCTGTGCTTTTTGTGTGCATCTTGACGATCAGCTAAGAAATTACTTAGTCCATGATCACCAGCAGCTTCCGCCATGTCAAATGTGATACGGAATATGTTTGCCATGCGTTCACTATCTGCCAGTAATTCTTGTAACATAGCGTTCCATTCTAACACTTCGTTTTCGTCTTCAACTTTGGTAAGCATACTGAACTTTTGTAAACTTGCCGGTGCATACACTTGCAGTGCGCGAAGTTGTTCAGCAAATGTATCGATACTTCCATAAACTTCTGTATAGATGCGTTCAAACAAATCGTGTAGTTGTCCAAACAATGGCCCTTCTACGTTCCAATGAAAGTTTTGTGCTTTGATAGCAAATGCATACTCGCTGGCAAATGCTGTTTTAAGTGCTAAATGATATTTCTCGTCCATGTTAAATTCCGTATTTGTTTCGTTTTGGTTTAGCCACAGTACTGGTCTTGTTGACATCAGCAATTTCTTCACTGCGTTTGCCAGTCCAGTTTTCTAGTTTGCCGGCGCCCACTTGTAGTGCAGCGGCCTTGACCATATCATATTCTTCTTGAGTATAACTTGAAATCAGAGGGTCGCCACCAATCCAGCTGTCAGCTGCCATTTTGGTTGGATATGTAGGTGCACCAGCAAGAGCAATACCCATTCTATAATTTTTGTACATACTACCAGTGGACATATTTAACCCAGGAACAGTAGTGGCATTTCTCATGGCAGCTTTCTTTTCTTGGTCTATAGGTTTTGTTCCACCTTTGCCCACTTTGCCAGCGGATCCTTCTTTTACAAATTGATGTGCTCTCATTTCTCTCAATAGGTTATTAACTTGTTTAACTGATTTAGATTCTAAAGTTTTACCATAAACTTGTTGCTGTTTGATCCACTGTTGTAGCGTAGTGTATTCACTGGCACTAAACTGTGGTTGGATGCCTTTGCTTTTGGCGTCTTTGATACGTTGCAAATACATTCTTATGTGCGGAGGCGGCAGATCATCTGCAACATTATCAGCGGCTGTTGCGGCTCGCATTGATGCCAAACTACTAGCGGGTTTCTTAACAGCTGGCGCAGCTTTGCCTAGTAATCCCATTATGCCTTCGTCAGCCACTTTTTCTTTTTTGGGTTTTTTGGCAACTTTACCAAACTCAGGATCTGCCATGCGTTGTTGTGCTTTGTTCATTAGATCGCGAACTTGATCGTCACTTACTTCAGGGCTCATAGCATCGCGCCATGTTGCAAACTTTTCTTCTTCGCTCTTGGTAGGATCCATCAGCACGGATCGCATGGGCGTAGCACGTGGTCCTTCTTGATCTTTACTAGGGTCGTTGGTTTCTTGACGAGCAATCACATTCAAACTGTTGAATGAATACATTGTTTCGCCAGCTTTGTTTGGAACACCATTGTATTGCTTGACATAGCTCAATGCCTTCACTTGGTCTTCGCCCACTACCACTGTTACATCAGTGTATCCGTGTTTGTCTAATCTAGTCAACACCCGAGTTAGATCGGGCATTTCGTCAGTGGCAGTGTGAAAAATATGCCCATGTTTTGGAAATACTTTTTTATAAATCTGCATCTTTTCTTCAGGTTTGATAGGATCGTCTTTGCCCACAGTGCGGCTAACAACAAAATAAGGATCAGCTCCTTCTTCAGCTGCCTGTGTGATAACACTACTGGCCAGGTACATGTGGCCTTTGTGACCCATGCCGCGACCCCACCCTACCACAGCGGCTTTGCCTTCTCCTGTACGATTTAAAAATTCACGTAATAACATCAGTCTTTCCTTGGAGCCCAGTTGGCTTGGTCAATGGTTTTGACAAACTGTCCTGGTAGATCGTTTTTAAATTTGCCGCCGGGGTGTGCTTGTACATAACCTTCTGGTTTGGTTTGTCTAATACCACCATGTGTGCCACTGCTCAACGCATTAATAACTTTCATTTTTTCATGTGTTAGCAATTCCACAGCAGTTAAAATAGCATCCAATCCCGGATGACTTAAAACTTTTTGTGCTTGACTGGCACTTAATTTTTGATTAGCCCACTGTGCAAACTTTTGTTTAACACCTGCTACACGTAAATTTTGATTGAAGAATGTGTACAACACATCGCCGGGTTTGCTCAAACCAGGCTGTCCTGCAACAAAACTATCAATAGCAGCTTTGTTTTGTTTAATAAATGATTCAGTATGTTTTAAACCCGATTCATCAACCTTTGGGGAATGTTCAACGTAGGTTGTGCCTTGCACAATAACATCTGGTTTAGATAACTTGTCTGCGTCAGGATAACGTGTTTCATCTGCACCTATGTGGGTATAGTATCCAGTAGCGGCCACCATTAGTTTTGCTTTGCTGATTCGAACACCCAACTTGCTTTTGGCTGGAATATGAAAACTGGTTATGTTTGGTGTAAAGTCATATTCGTTTGTGCTGGGATTTAGTCTAGCAGGCTGAATTGGGCTGAACAATATGCCGCCTTCGATGTATCCTTTCTTGGGACTGATCTTTTCAAAGTAAGGCCACAACTGTGCCAACCCAACTGCAAAGTCTTGACGTTGTTTTTCCTGTCCGGGTTGCACATTGCCAGTGCCTAATATAAACTGTGACACATCATCCGGGTCGTTCATCATGGTACGAACACCAGATTTGGTTTCAGTAGTGCCTCGCTTCACATAGTCCCAAGCGTTCTTGGGAAACATGTGGAACTTGCCATTTTCATCTCTGCCCCAGTACACTACTGGACTGCCGTCCCATTTTAGTTCAATACTTCCGCCTTTGCTAGTCATATGTTGCAAGCGTTCAATAGCGTGTAATCCACCAGTACTACCATTGGTAAACACTAGGTCTTCAATGTGTTGATATTTGCGACCCACAGCAGGTGCTGCAGCCTCTAGCAATGATGTGGCCGGACCACGCAACGGAGTAGCCGACCAACTTGATCCAGATGTGGCCGCGTCATGTACTTGTTGTTTTAATGCAGGATCTTTAATTGATGCCATGATACTTTCTGCACTGCCAAGATCGGCACCGGTGTGTCCAGGACCTAGTAATAGCGTAGCTATTTCATCCCAGTCATCAGACAGCAATTCAGATTTCTTTCTATTGGCATCTCTAGCGTACAATCCCTCGTCCGGACTCCACAGCATATTCTTGGCACTGGCCAAGGCACTCATTACCACTTGCTTGTGTACACCTTTGTAAGGACTACCGCGTGGAATAATATGTTGATGGAACTTGCTTACTTTTTCAGCTTTACGAACAACTTTGATATCGCATTGATAAAATTGTCCTTCGTATGGAAATTTGATGTGTACAGTTACTCCAGCTTTATAAGTTGCTGGAACACCATTGTCTAACAAAAACTGTTCCAATGCCTGACGAGCTGCTTTGTCGTCCTCAGGCAATTTTTTAGTGGCTGGTATTTTAAAATATTGTTTGACTTGATCCATGTCAACACTAACATCCAAATCGCCTGTTTTGTGTTCTGGTTCTGGATCCTGATTGGCGCCACTGCCTTGCAAGTATAATGGGAATCCAGCATCTCGCAGGTAAGAGTTGACTTCAGACAGCAATGCTTGAACCATGCTTGGAGTGGGGTAAAAATCCACAGTTTCAGGCCAAATGTTTCCACCGCCCTCCAACAGAGATTTTTTAGGATTAACAAATAGTTCGCGTAGTAACATGTTTAATCCTTGTACTTTCCGTCGCTGATGTGTTCTTTAAATTCTTCGTGTAATTTTTCGCAAACCTTCTCACACAACTTTTTATCAATTTCATCGTCTAGTTCACGAATAGGGAATTTTTTAATGTACAGTTTGTAACTGCTTTCTACCGCTGGCTTGAACGCACCTTTGCTTGTGGGGGCTTTGCTTTTGACTTTGTCTAGACAATTGGCAAGAATAGGATACAAGTGACGACGATACACAGTGTCGTCGTTGTGCATGAAATGCATCAAATCTTCTGCTAGGTCAAAATTGATTTCGCGCTTGTCGCCCTTCTTATCAACGAACTCATCGCTGTCGAAATTTTTACCTTCTAATAGTTCTTGTATGCGCATTTTTAAACCCGTAATGTAGTATCAGCAGATGACTCTGCGGCTAGAGTATTTATCGCTTTTACAAACAACAAGCTATGCTTTGATGATGCGCTCAACTTT